TTCCATCCGTTATAGCCGCACATCTCGTAGAAGATGTCGCCGCTGTCTGAAACCATTGGCCGCACGCGACAGGGATCGAGAACAAATAAGCTGGTGACAACTTGGCGGTTGTCGCGCACCTTCAAAACATAGGTGTTGCCGTGGAGTAGCTTGGACAATACCCACGACTCACGGAACTGCTGTGCGGTTTGGAAATAGTTCGGCTTGCGCAATACGGGGTCGTAAGCTGGGTTGGTGGTTTCTACCCAGATGTTGCCGCTTTTGCCCATGAGCATGTAGGGCAGCTTTGCGATGTCTTGAGCAATCAGGCTGATGCAGGCGTATAGCGTTGGATAGCAGAGCACATCACAGATCTGCTCTTCCTGATTGCGCTGCCAGGCGCCAGCGAAGGTCTCCATGACGCTGCGCCACAGCCCTTTGCTCGGGACGCTGTGCAGGGCCTTTTTACGGCCGATCTCGAAACCGAAGATTTTCAATGTCAGCTCTCTTTTGCGGCTTCGATTTTTTGGCGAAGCGTGGCTTCGTCCCAGCCGTGGTAGGCGCGTTTGCCGGATACCTGCTGATATTCCACCCGGAGTTGCTGCAGTTCTTCATCCTGCTTTGGCGGTTCTTCGGCGCGCATCTCTCGGGTGCTGTATTCCATGGCGGCGCCGGTGCGCATGAGGGCTTTTGCACGGAAGACCGGAAGGTTTCGAACATGCCCGGTTCGCATTCTTACTTTCATGGTTTGCCCTGGATTAAGAAAGGGGCCACATTGTGACCCCGTTCTGTTTGCCAACCTTAGCTAACAACTTCGCAGGCATCCCATGCGACGTTCATCCATGCCACTGCGGCATCACGACGGCGCGCCCAGTTGATGTACCGCTCCACCAGGAAGCCGACGCTGTTGGTTTGCCACAGGCTAACCAGTGATGCGCCTGTCGGGGTGGTGCTGTTCATGTTGGGAGCGTTGTCCATGAGCAGAGAGGCTTCACGGGATACGCGCACATCGAAGCCGCCTTCATCACCAATGAAGATCTCGCTGCCTTTCACCAGTGCGACAAACGATCCAGTGGAATCGGTTGGCGCATAGTTGGAGACATACACTGGGAAGCCTGCCAAGGTGCCGCCCGTTGGGGTTACGGTCGGGTAGGCCATGTTGCCGATTTCATTGGTCATTTGGGACAGAGCAATGGCGTTGCGGCCACTCATTACCCAGAACATTCCATCAAAGTTGAGGTTTGCATCGTTGTGGGCGTTGAGCATTTCTGCGATGTCACAGCGGACGCCGATAATGCCGGTATCACCATTCGGGGTGAGGCCGGTTACACCGTTGAAGATGGAACCGGGGCTTTCATCGGCAACAGCTGCCACAGACGGATCTGCGAAGGTGGTGTCGATGGTGGAGCCTACTGCGCGGGCCAGCTCGTCACGGAACAGCATGTCAGCGGCTACGGATGCGCGGCGCAGCTGCTCTTCAGTCGCGGCGGCAATAGCGGCAACTTTCAACGGTGCCAACTTTGTGCGAGTCCAAGACCACTTGGTGACCGGCTTGGCGTCGCCCTCTGCAACCCAGTTAGCAGTTGCGCCGGAGTTTTGAATCAATACCGGGGTGTCGAACGGCAGGCGGCGCAGCTGGCCTTCGATTTGACCTAGCAGGGTACGCGGGCGCAGGAACTCTACGAAGTCGGCGAACATGCTGCCTTCGTTAATCAGGTTGCCTGCCCAGTTGGCGTCCTGCGTATGCGCGGCGTCTACGGGGGCTTTGATAACGGTCTGCAGGCCTTCATCGTGCGGATAGAGGCTCTTGGCTACCTTGTCCACGGGCTCTGCGTCAATGTGCGACAGCAGTTTTACGCGGGCGAAGCGGGCCATGCCTACGCCGGGCTCCAGTTTCTCGTTGTGCTTGGCGCGCACATCAAGGCTTTTGAAGCTCAGCGGTTGGGCTGCGGCTTTTTTGCCTTCGGTCTCCACGGACTTCGCGTTATCCGCTTGCATTGCAAGCAGTTTGCGGAAGCGGGCAAGGTCGTCGTCCAGGCGTTTGACTTCCAGCTCTACGCTGTCGAACTCTTGCGCTTCGGCGTCGTCCAGTGAGCGTGCTTCGTCAATCGACTTCTGGGTGATTTCTTCGAGGCGTGCGGCCTTTTCTTTGCGGGTCGCTTCGAGCGCCGCGATTTGCTGTGCAATATTCATTGCTGTTTTCCTCAATTTTTGAATGGCTCTGCCAAAAGGCAGTGCGTTTGGCTGTCTCCAGACAGTCACCAGCGAATTCGCGGTACCAGGGCAAACTGGTACGGCTATCGCGGAATGCGCCCGGTTAGGCTCGGGCTACGCACACAAAAAAGGCCGCGATGTGCGGCCTTGAGTTATTTCTTTAGGGTGATTGAACCCGGGTGCGATGGTGGGGCTTTTGCCAGTGTGATGGCGCCCCCCATGGCTTTGTTAATGAGCTGCTGGCGCTCTTTGTCGTCGCCGGCGGTGACTCCAAGCTCTGAGCGGATGCCTGCTGGGTCGGCAGATTTGAAGCTTGAGAGCATGGCTTCTGGGTTGGCCGGTACGGATACGAGGCTCAGTTCCAGCATTTCCCATTTGGTGAAACGCAGGCCGCCGCTTTTCAGCAGTTCGACACCATCTTCCATGGCACGGAAACCAATGCTGACGGCGCCCAGCAGTTTGTATTTGACGGAATGCCACGCCTCTTCAACACGGTCTTTGACGTTGCCGGCTTCGATCACGTGCGGCAGGGTTGCGGTGAACGGGATTCCGGTTTTGGTGGCCTTGCCAAACTCTACATTGCCCACGGGCAAATCATGCTTGTGGTACAGGTGCAGGTTGATTGGGCCACGGAATACGGCGCCCGCGGGCTCTACCACGTCGCCTACGCGGTCTGGCGTTGGGGTGGTGGCCATGCCGGTGATGATGCGTTTTTCATCATCTACGGCTTTCACTTGCATGAGACTGTAGGCTTTCATGGTTATCCCAGTACGAACATTTTCAGAGGTTTCTTTTCCAGCGAGACGGCATTGGCGGCGCCGAAGGCCATGACCATGGCGACGATTGCGTCGATCTTGTTAATCGATTTCTGCTTGGCCAGCCAGCGGTTGTCCCACTTGTCCATCTCTGTGACGGCGGACATGACGGCTGATACAAGGACTGGGTTTCTCTTGAACCTGACCCGACCTTCGAGCATGGCGTCTTCAAGCATCCGGAGCGACCCGGGGAACCATAGGCCATCGGCCTGTTTGTTCTGCTGCTTTGCCGCGGCCTCCATCTCTGCGGTGGGCTTGCCCTTTTTGACGCCACCCTGGGGATGCTCGACAAACGGCAAGTTAAGGCCGAGCTCTTGGGCGTCTTCTTCCAGCCGGCGGAAGGCGTAACGGTCATAGGCGACCATTCTTACCCGGTAGTCGCGGTCGTATTCGACCATGGTTTGAGCTACATGCCGGTAGCTGATGTTTTCGCCGGCGGGGGCGTGTATGTGGCCGCCTTGGTGCCATAGCGGGTATGGGATTTTGTCCCGCTCTGCCCTTGCTGCCATGGTGTCGCCTGGTGTCCAGGCTTCAATCCATGCGTCAAAGGTGGGCTTCTTCAGGATTACGGATTTACCTGATTTGTCGACCGCTTCGACCTCGACATCACCGGTATGCACGACCGCGGCCATGGCGGTTATGTCTCGGTTTTGTGAGAGGTCGAGACCGAGCCAGATGTCTTTGCCGTGGTGCTCTGCTGTGTTTACGTCCTGCAGTAACGGCTCAACTACTTCCCGGCTCATCCAGGCGGCTTCTGCGTCTGTCCAGGTGCAGAAGTGCAGGCGCAGGATGCCGTTTTGCTTTGACGGTATGTTCTTTGCCTGGGCGACGACGCCGGCCAGATACTCTTCGGTGATGGTGACATCCATCAGCGGGTTGGCTTTTATCCAACAGCTTGGATCGTTCAGTGGGTCGTCGTCTTTATCCAGCGCGCATACGTAGCTAAATGTGGTGTCGTCCAGAATCTCGCCCTGATAGCTCGTATCGTTCGGGGCGTCCTGGTTGCCGGCGGCGACCTTCACCGCCCATTCATGTTCCTGCCAGCAGACGCTGTTCCGGTCGCTTCCGGAGTTGGTAATCATGAATAGCAGGGGCTGGCGGCGGAATTTGAAGCCGCGCTCTAGCATCTCGATGATGCCGCCGTCTGGGTGCTCGTGGAGCTCGTCAATCAGTGCGAAGTGTGGCCGCGGGCCGGATCCGGTCTTTTTGGTCTCACGCGATACTGGGCGGAAAAATGAGCCTTTTTTCAGGTAGGCGAGATTGTATTCCCGGCCGGGGCCGCCGCTGCGCTTGAGTCGTTTGTCCAGGTCGGGGGATTTATCGACCATTTTGACCGCATCCCGGAAAAGGATTCCGGCTTGCTCTTTGGTGGCGCCAGCGGAATAAATCTCGGCTCCGGCTTCGCCATCAGCCATCAATCCATAGAGGCCAATCCCGCCTGCAAGAGGGCTCTTACCGTTGCCCTTCCCCTGCTCGATGTAGGCGCGACGGAAGCGCCTTGTTCCATCCAACCGTTTCCAACCGAACAGTGACCCCATAATGAAGTCTTGCGCTGGCTGGCATTTGAAGGCGCGGCCCTCGAATTGCCCTTCGCTCAGTCTCAGTTTTGTTTCCAGAAACCGAATAGCCCGGTTTGCCCCATCAAGATCGAAGTGAATGTCTTCTCGCTTCAGGTCGTCAATGTGACGCTGGCAGGCGTTTCGAACATGCGGCCCAGCGATGATGTCACCGGCAATGACGGCCTTTGCGTAGGCTGTCACGCGGTCAGTCATCAAAGAATTCATCCTCGTCTTTTTCTTCCGAATCTGAGCGGTTGCGCTCATCGGTGAGGCCGAGCTCACTCATGTAGGCGCGCATCTGGCCGTGCTTCGAAGCCGGGAAACCCATCGGGTTTACGCGGAACTCATTCCACAGTTCGCAGAATGCGATTGCTGCAGGCAGGCGGCTCCCATCCAGCCAGGTGGCCGGTTCAATGAAACTTTTCCAGGCCTTGAGCGCGTCGCCCTTCATGCCGGTCGGTTTTTTCAGTTCACCGAAGGACTGCTTGGACTTTTCAGCCTTTTCGCGCAATTCCTTTTCGGTGCCGTGGCGGTCCCCCCGCCTGGTCCCATCCACCACCCGAAGTGCGGACGGCTTGGGCTTCGCTCCTCTTGTGGCCATGTCAAATTACCAAATCCAGAACATTAATCTGGCATTGCGAAAAATTAACTTCGGGCGCGGTGTCCGCTTGGTGAGAATATTTTTCATTTACCTCCCCCCCCCTACCCTATTACAGGCCATCCATCTGGGCCTATCTCAGCGACTGGCGTGCCACCTGATTCGCGTACCGTTTTATCTCTGTGACATGGCTCTCTGCACAACCACTGCAGGTTGTCCATGTCATCCGTACCGCCTTGGCTTACCGGCTTGATGTGGTCTGCATCACCCTCTTCGGTGACCTTGCCGCATAGCTGGCATGTGTACTGGTCGCGCAGTGCTACTGCATCACGCTTGCGTCGCCATGGTCTGCCGCCTCTACCGTTACCCCAACGGCCTGCCATCGAGGTAGGTGGTTTGCGGTTCTTCTCCACCATCATCAACCAACTGCATCACTGCCTGAGCCAGCATCGCGTTGCTGTTCGCCAAGCGATTCATTGATTCCGTCAGCGCTGTGATTGCTGCTGTTTGCTCTCGCAGCCCTGAGACCAGCTGCTCGTTTTGCTCTGTCACGGGCAAGGTTCCAATAGTGTTTGATCTTCGCGCGCCGACGGGCGCAGGCTGAGCAGGGCATCAGTAGCTCCACATGGCGGGGCGTGGCGCCTGGTCTGCGGTGAGGTCATCCAGGTGGATGAACCGTCCAGCCCAGTCGCCCTTCTGGCTCACGCCGACACCAGTGAAGCCGGCACGAATAGCCATACCCACAACGCGCAATGCATCACCACCGGCGATGCGCACATCGACGGCTTGGCCCGTGGCGTGGGTCTGGGTGTAGCCCTTGGCGGTGTTGTAGGCCTCACAGCGGAAACCGCTACTGATAACCATCGGGCCGACCTGCTCACGCACAGCAATCAGCCGGCGCAGCGTGTTGTCATTGAATTTATTCTCACCACAGCAGGAGCACTTCAGTTCATCGTTGCTGAAGTAGGGATTCTCAATCACCGGTTATTCTCCAGCCACTTACCAAACCGCTCATGATTCTGCCGATTGCAGTCCGTCAGAAACGCCAACGCCGCATCCCCGTGGTCCTGGTACTCGCCATTCGTATGGCCGCGGTACTCAGGCGGGGTGCACAACTTAATCAGCGACTCCGGAGGCAACCGGTAGACCGTCTCCGTCACGATGATCGGCTCCGGTGGCACCATTGGTGATGGCGGCGTTGCGCATCCGGCGAACATCATCAGGATGGCCAAGAGAACGCCACTCGCGCACTTCTTCCACTTCATGCTCAAGCCTCGAATTCTCTGCGAGCAGCTGGTTAATCCTGCTCATGCTTTCCTGTGCGGTCTTTTCAGCCTCAGCCAGAAGCTGAAGATCTGCCAGGCGCTGCGCCTCTGCCGCTTCCCGCTTGCGGTCGGCCTCTGCCGCCATCTGCCTCGCTTGTTCAATGGCCTGCTCTTTCTGAGCAATCGCCTGCGCCTGCGCACCGTTGATTTCGGCCTGCTCTTTGATCGTGCCGGTGTTGTGCATCAACAGCAGCGCCACCATCAGCACAAACGCAGAAAATCCAACAATGCGAGAAATCATTGCGGTTTCACCATCGCCTTGGCTCGCGCCTTCACCAGGCTCAATGCAAAGTCCAACAGCAAAGGGCCTCCATACCCACAAATGCCCGCAATCATGCCCATACCGAACACGCCAACATCAAAGTAAAGGCAGGCATAAATAGCGATAACGCCGGTGAAGGCGGCCCCGAAAATCTTGATAAGGCCATCACGGAAGCTCGGCTTACTACCCTCTTTCTGGCATTCAATCAGATAGTTGAGATAACCACCTGAACCCGCCAAAAACACCAGCCAAACGTAATTAAGGATCTTCCCCAGCAGAGCCACGATACTTTCGGTCATCCCTTCGCCTTCTTAGCAGCTTGTACAACTCGACCAACAAACCACCCATACAAAGACCAACGATGGCCAACAGAATGATGTTCAAGACAGCGGGCACGGCTCACTCCATCGAACAGAATCAGCAGGCACACCGCCATGCCGACATATTCGTAGAACCCGTATAGCAGAGACCCGCTTACACGATCCTCAATAACAGTCAGCCCGCCATAAAACAGGCTCAGAACACACGCACCGGCCGAAAGCCGCGCGCCGCGCGCCAGGAACAGATAGAAAAACCACCAATCGATCGCCACCGCCAGCGACATATACGGCACCAGCGAATAGTGACCAACCGCCACCAGAAAATGGAAAAGCCCCTCATACGCCAGCAAATACGCCAGCGCCACCAGCGCCGTACGCTCCCGCCCAAACCACAGCGCATACACAGCGACAGCGGCACACACCGCCATCGCCGCATAGCCAAAAAACTGAATCACTTCTGACCAGACTTCTTCGGCGGCTTGGTTGGCTTAGTCACGACGATCACCTCCGGCAAAAATAAAAAAGCCCACCTGTGGGAGTGGGCAAGGGCTTTTGAGTTTCACCCTGTGAGAGTGACAGGCACAAAAAAACCGGCTCGAGGCCGGTTTCTTGAATCTTGAGCGGTAAAACCGCAACTTGCCTAAGAATAACCACTTTATGATGCAGCATGCAAGCCCTACGCAAACATTAACAGCGAAGGATTGAAATCCTCAGCGGTGCGCCTGCATTTCATGGTGAGGTACATCTCCACCGTCCGCTCCGCCGTGCTTCGCAAATTCCGGAGCTGGTTGTTATTCACCCCCAGAAACTTACACGCCTTTCGCTCGGACATCTTCCGCAAATAGAGCAGCTTAAGCACCTCCCCCTCTTTTTCGCACCGACCTTTAACGAAACGCACAGCCCTATCAACATCCTCCGCCAACTCAGTAACTGGCATTGGCGGCATCCACCCATCATCCACCCTGAACTGATCTCGTATCGAGCGTGCAAAATTCGCCTGTCTAGGGTAATCAATCTCGGCGCCTGCCTCACCACAGCATCGAAACCCCCAATCGCGCAACGCATCCACAACCCAATTATCACCCTGCATACTGCCCCCTCACAGATACCAAACTCTGTCTCAGACATACTCCCACGCGGGTTTCAGCCGTTTTTCATATCATCCAAAAGCGCCTTAATCAGCTTCGCAGCCTCCCAACTGTTGATTAACGGCGCACTGCATCGGTAGACCGTCCACCCCAGGCGCATCGCGTGGTGGTATTTGGTCAAATCTTCCTCGAATCCTGTGCCCCTGTTGTGCCGGCCGCCGATGTGGGCACCGCCCTCTACCTCTACGGCGAACATCAGATCAGGCCATGCAAAGTCAAAGCGCCAGTCTTTGAGACCATGATCCAGTAACCGCTTGCGGAGGCCTTTTCCGGTACCGCCTGATGCCATGGCGCCGAAGCGGTATTCCTGTTCGCCTGGCCGCGCCTCCAGATAGCGGAGCTGTAGGCGGAGTGCTTCTTCCAGGTGACTCACAGAGTGATACCCAACGGCTTTACCGGAACCCCCTCCCAGTGGAGCGGGCACCCCAGCAGATACCAATCATCCGGATGGACAACGAGCCGCTTCGGGCTGGCGAAACTCATATACGAATCCCAACGTCTTGTGGCGCTCTCAATTCGGCGCTCAAGCGAAACGCTTCTGTTCAATCTTCCACCTCCATTCCCAACTCAATTCGAACCTGCTGCAGCAACACCTCCTCCGGCCCGAACCGCTTCTGCCAAATCTGCGGCCCCGCGTGGAAGGCCTCACCGTAGCCACCCAGGCGGTGGTGGTGGGGGCATAGCGGGATAACCTCGAAGTGCGTCGCGCGCTTGCGGCCCTGGCCGGATCGTATGTGGTGAATCTCGGCCGGGGTCTCGCCCAGCTCAAGGTTCCGGCATACGATGCAGCCCAGGGCGGCCACTGCGTCTAGATGCTCGCTTTCGGCCTTTTTCATATGAACTTGCCCAGCTGTGCGCGCAAGAGGCGCAGAACTTGACGCTCGCCGTCGGAAAGTTCAGCCATTTCAAGCTCTGGATCTTGATCGCCATAAAGCTCAAGACAGCTAATACCTTTACATAGCGCGCGCAGTTCCGGCTCAGTTGCCTTTAGCGTGTAATTGGTTTCGATAATCTCGATCACAGCGGCACCCTCCCGGCATCGATGCCTTTAGGGGCGGTGAGCCACCACTCCCCATAGCTAATCTGATGCTCAACGAACTCAGTGCGATATTCGCTAATCAGTTCGCGCTGCTCGAAGAACCCCCAACCCTTTGGTGCCAGCGCGAACTTTCCGGGTACATGCCTGCTTGGTCGCCTAACCATCTGTCTCGGCCCATGAAAAAACAGCGTCCAAGTCCCCGGCGCCGCGTCATGGATGCGATGGATCGTGTTCCCATTCACCTGGTTGTACCAACGGCGGCGCACGCGCTCAGTGAGGCAGCCAGCAGGGCCAGCCGCGGGGCACAGGTCAAGCGCCCGCTCCTCCTCGTAGCTGCCGCACAGGATCAAACTGCCACCCCACCCCCACGGATGGTTGTGCAAATGGCGTTCGCTGTCGCTGGAGACGAAGCGGTGCAGGTAAAACGTAATACCGAACAGTTGGCCGAGGTAGTACCGCTCAAGGTAGGGGCCGGAGTCCAGATTGATGAATCGCACCGGCAGGCGGCCGGTCAGCCAGTAAAGTAATTTATTCATCACGCGGCCACTCCTCGTCGTGATGCTTCAGCTTCGACTCGTAATCGAGGATTTCAGATAGTTTCCACCTTGTGCTTCCGCCAATCTTGTAAGGCTTGGGAATCAAACCCTCTTTACTCCACCGCCAAATCGTTGCCCTGGAACAGCTCCACCTGACCGTCAATTCCTTATCAGAAACGTATAATTTACCGACAATATCGCTCATTTCTCTACCCCCCACTCAGCCATAGCCCCATCACCATCACCGCAAACCACGGTCACATAGCGCATTTTGACAATCTTGAATCCTTTGATGCCGCCGCGCTTGGCGCATCTCATCTCCGCCCACTCCCAGCCCTTCGCGCCCAGGTTCTCCGGTACCGGCTTGAAGTAGTTCAGGGCGGCCAGGTACAGCGCCGAACAGGCAAACAGCAGGCTAAACCAGTTCATGGCTGCACCCCTTCCAGCGCAGCGATGTAACCGAACACACCCATCAGCACCAGCAGGTAACCGATACCCTCAACCGCCAGCCAAAGGCGCTCGCGGCGCTCCCGCGGGCTCATGACTCCACCACCTGGTGGATCTTCGCCGTGTGGCCGGTAATCAGGCAGCGGCGGCGGCCGATCTCGCGCACCGCGCCGGACTTCTTCAGTTCGTTGATGCGCCCGGCTACCGTGCCCTGCGGCAACCTCAGCACCGAGGCGAGTTCGCTATTGGTGCGGCCGTGTTTCCATTTCTTCAGCATCCCCAGCACGCGCACGCACTGGGCAGTCTTATTGACCTTGCCGTTCGCCAGCAGGCTGGTATCCGCAACCATCACGCTTTCCTCCCCTTCGGGTCCGGTTTGTGGCTCACCGTCAGATGCACGATCTGGCGCTTGGTGTAGCGGGTCTTGCCGCACTTGGCGCGCTCGGCCCGCAACTCAAACGCAGACGCCCCCATCGGCACCCGCTGAATGTTTCCGCCGCGGCGCAGAAACGCCTCCACGTCATCCGCAATCGACTCGCGGGCCTTCTCGGTCAGCCGCACACGCGGGCTTTCGAATGGCTGGCGGCTGTTAATCACGTCGGTCAATGTCGTCACAGTGGTTACCCTCAAAGTCCATGTTGTGCGCGAAGCTCAGCCAGCTTCCGCGCGTTTTCTTCTTTGCTCAGCGCTCGTTCGTCGCTTTCAATCTGCCGTTCTGGCGGCATCGGCTGCGGCAGCGGGCGGCCCATCTGGATGTCTTCC